AAATACATATGAATGCGAAGATTTTATAGAAATAAAGTCTTTTGTTAATTGTTTAAATGACGAGATGAATCAAGAATTCTGTCGTGTACGTGTTTCTGATAGAAAATATGGTGGCGACAATGACGATATATATTTTCGTATAAGTTCCATTGGTTTTAATTGGTTTAATCATATTTGGAATGTAGTATACCAGAATCGTAATTTCATTTCTTCTGTTACAATCATACGTGACGGCGCTGCACGTGATTATACTACGCCAACAGAATTTTACAAAATAAATGATACGTACTTAAATCGTTTACCTGCGAATGATTTTATTACGATATCTGGTAATCCTTATATTGAATCGTTTCATTCGGTACGTGCATTAATAAATAATGCTTCAAAGCAATTAAGTAGGGGCAAGTTCATTTGTGAGTCATATCCACAGGCGCACCCACGATATCTACATGGATTTTACATGGGGCAATTAAATGAACAATACTCATACGATTTAGATAATATTTTACATAAATAAAGGAATGTGAGGTGAATAGTCCATGGCTAACACAACACAATTTAATAATGATATACTAAAAACACTTTCGCCCGAAGAACGCGAATTAGCTTTATCCATACTCAATGATTTATCAACAGGCGATTCTCAATCCTATGAAGATTTGAAATATGCCGAGTACAAAGAGGCACCAGTTGATTTTTTAACATTTATTGACGACGATCGTTATCTGGGGAAGGCCTGGAAGGATGCAAATGGTAAATCCAAAATGTATCCATATTGGCGAAAAAAACTTTGTGAATTATTCCCTAATAATCTAACAACTGCCGTAAATAATGCGATTTTTTCAGGTGCGAGAGGTCTGGGTAAAATGAATCCATTAGATACACCTGTACTCACATCGGAAGGTTTTATTCCTATGGGGGAAGTTAAAGTAGGTACATTAGTGTACGGCAGAGATGGAAAGTTGCATAAAGTGTTACAAATATTTCCGCACGGGTATCAGGATATTTACAAAGTGGCAATGTCTGATGGTACTTCGAGCGAATGTGGTTTAGAGCATTTATGGCAAGTAACAGATCACCATACATTTAGAGAACATAAATATTGTACACCTGAAATTCGTGTAGTTGATACCAAATATTTACTGGGCATAGATTTCAATCATTCTAAGAACAGATTTTCTATTCCTATGTGTGAACCCATTGAGTTTAATCATAAAGATACTTTTATAGAGCCTTATGTAATGGGGTTACTTTTGGGTGATGGCTATTTAGGCGATAAGGGGGTTAATTTAACTTCGGCTGATAATGCAATATTAGAAGCTTTTAGTAAATATGTGGAAAAGAGTTCTGGTGGATCTTATCACGTTGTTAAAATATCCAGGGAATCTAAAAGTAAATCGCAATGTTATAGAATATCGAAAGTTGATATCACTCATCGTTCACGTAATATATATTTAGAAGAAGCCGGGCGATTAGATCTTTTAAATAAAAAGTCGCATACTAAATTTATCCCGAAAGATTACCTTTACAATGATATAAATTCCCGTGTTGATTTATTACAGGGTTTAATGGATATAGATGGTACTATAGTTAAGAGTAAGCGAAGAGACGGTAAGGGTTATTGTTATAATTTGAATTATTTCACTGTTAGTGAGCAACTCAAAGAAGATTTTATTTGGCTCGTTCAATCATTAGGGGGAACTGCCGGAGCTGTTAAAAGAAAATCACACTATAAGAACAGCCGCGGACAAATTATAGAATGTAAAGACCATTATAGAATTTCTTTAAAATTACCCCCTAACATAAAGCCCTTCAGACTGGAAAGAAAATTATCTCTTTACAACCAATATACACATCAAAACCCATCTAGATACATAGTGAAGGTCGAAAAAATACCTGAACAGAAAGAAGCGCAGTGTATTTATATAGAAGGGAACGAACATCTTTATTTGGTAAACGATTTCATAGTAACGCACAATACAGAAAACGCAATCGCAGCAGCTCTTTATTTAATGCATCGAGTAATGTGCTTAAAAGATCCGTTAGCACATTTTCATTTAAAAACGACTGATACCGTTGTTTTTGCATTTATGAATATTACGCAAAAATTATCAGAAGAGATCGGTATTACTAAACTACAAAATACGGTTAAATTATCCCCATGGTTTATGGAACGCGGTAGAATGGTGGGTAGAACCAACCCGTTATGGGAACCCCCAGAGCCTATTCGTGTTGTTGTAGGTTCTCAGGCGAAAGATGTAATTGGTCAAGCTGTTATATTTGGCTTCTTCGACGAAATTTCGTTTATCAGGCAACAGGATTTGGATAAACAAAAAGCAATAGCCAAAGATATGATTAACACCTGTATAGGTGGTATGAAAACACGTTATATTTTCAATGGCGAAAATTCTTCTCTTTTGATTCTCGCTTCTTCTAAAAGATCCGATAAATCATTCCTCGAAGAACATATGAGGAAGAAACTCGAAGACGAACAGGAAGAAGCTTTAATCGTAGATGAGCCTGTTTGGAATGTAAAGCCGCCCGAAACATACTCAGGTAAAAAATTTAAGGTGGCACTGGGCAATAAGTTTTTAACTTCTCAAGTTGTGCGCGATGATATTGATATTGAAGAATTAAAAGAAAGGGGTTACAAAATACTTGATGTACCCATTGAATTAAAATCCGAATTTGTCATGGATATTGATAGAGCTTTGTGCGATTTCGCCGGTATATCTTCTTCTGAAATATCAAAATATATATCAGGTGAAGCCTGGCGTAAATGTATTGATGAGTCATATGTTAATCCATTTAGTAAAGAAATACTTGAAATAGGATTAAATGACGATATACAATACAAAGACTTTTTCGATTTAACTAAAGTAAAAGCTGAATACAAAAATTTCCCCTTATTCATACACATGGATATGTCTTTAGCAGGGGATAAAACCGGTATTGCAGGTACATGGATAACGAGAAAACGTGTTGCGTCCAGTGAAACTTCTGGTTCAAGTGATTTGTATTTACGTGTAGCTTTTGCAGTTGATATAAAAGCACCGAAAGGGACTCAAATTTCTTTGGAAAAAAACCGTAGATTTATTTATTGGTTAAAAGAAATGGGTTTCAATATAAAAGGTATTACAACAGATACCTTCCAATCAGCAGATACAGGGCAAACGTTATTACAACGAAACTATCCATATAAAGTACTCTCTGTGGATAGAGTAGATACTGATCACATTTGTCGACCATATCAATACTTCAGAAATTGTATATATGAACAAAGGGTAGCGTGTTTTTATTGTGAAAAATTATCTGATGAAATTACAGATTTGGAAAGAAACATAAATACAGGCAAAGTGGATCACACCGATAGCGGTTCAAAAGATATGTGCGACGCTGTATGTGGCTCTCTTTACAACGCTTCTACTTATGCGGATCAATTCGCATATGATTACGGCGAAGTAATCGATACTATAAAAGAAACTAATATGGATATGGATCAGGCGCAAAGAAAACAGGTTACGGTTGATTTAGAAAATGAATTAAAGGACATTTTACAACCCACTGCAATTAAGAAGCAGTCTCAAGAGAATAAAAAAGACACGTATTCGAATGATCTTTTTTATTTAAATCAGGGTATATTTATTTTATGAGGAATTAAACAATGGCTACAAATAAACAAAAAACAATAAAAGAAGGGGCGTTTGTAGACGATAAATCCCTTTATGGCAAAAAAACAAGAGCGGTACCACGCCCGGAAGTACAAACGGGTGTGGATCAAAAAAATACCCTTTTATGCGACATCGCGGATGCAGGGATAAATAGTCTACTTGATTTATCTGCAATAAATTCATTCTCTTCTACGGCGCAAAGTCGTGATCAAATATATACAATGTTAGACGCCATGTGTGATGATTCTATAATTGCATCTGTATTGGAAACTTACGCAGAAGATGCAACAGAATCGAATGAGCAGGGTGATATTATATGGGTAGAATCTGCTGACGCAAATGTGGCATCTTATGTTTCCTATTTGCTGGATTCTATGCGTGTAAATAAAAATGCATTTAGTTGGGTACTTTCTTTATGCAAATATGGCGATTTATATTTAAGATTGTATAGAGAATCTGAATATGATAAAGATGTACTAAGTGATTTGAGAAATAGAAAACAATTAAATGAAGATGTGAAAGTGGCCGCCTATGCGAAGGATGACCATTACGTACATTATATTGAAATGGTGAGTAACCCCGCTGAAATATTTGAACTCACACGCTTTGGAAAAACGCAGGGTTATATTGAAGCACCCATTATTTCCACGAGCGATTTCAACCGGAACGGTCTCGTATTTAATAATAGTACTTTTACGCAGATGTACAAATTTAAAGAAGAAGATGTGCTCGTGTACGGCCCGGGAGAATTTGTGCATGCGTCACTCGATAATAATTCGAGTAGAACCCCCGAGAAGGTTGAACTCTTTTTGAAAGAAGATAATTTTAAAGATAGCACGGTTTCGACTACTTATTCAGTAAAACGGGGTCAATCTCTTTTATATAATGTATTTAAAATATGGCGAGAGCTTTCATTACTTGAAAATTCTATATTGTTAAATCGTGTTACAAAGTCTTCCATTGTTAGATTTATTGCCGTTGAAGTCGGCGATATGCCAAAAGAAAAAGTTGGTCCGCAGCTTCAATATATTAAAACCCTTATCGAACAAAAAGCCGCAATAAATACGGGTGAATCATTAAATGAATACAACAACCCGGGGCCAGTTGAAAATAACGTGTATATTCCGACCCGGGATGGTAAGGGTGCAATATCTACGAGTGAAATAGGCGGCGATGTTAATGTAGGTCAATTAGCAGATTTGGATTATTTTCAGGACAAATTATTCGGTGCATTACGTGTTCCTAAACAATTTTTTGGTGTAACAGATGATAACGCCGGCTTTAGTGGTGGCCAATCTCTTGCAATAATATCCTCGAGATACGCAAAAATGGTAAAACGTATTCAAAAAACCCTCTGTGAAGCCTTAACAGATGTCGTTAACTTAATGTTAATTGATAAGGGGTTGAATAATTACATTAATAATTTTATCATTAAAATGATGGCGCCCACCACACAGGAAGAAATAGATCGCCGTGAAAACATGGTAGGCAAAGTTCAGTTGACGGGCGATGTTATGAATATGTTAAGCGATATTCAAGACCCCGCTGCTAAATTAAAGATACTTAAGAGTATGCTTTCTACATATCTCGCAAATCAAGAAATAGTAGAAATAATACAGGATGAGATAGATAAATTAGAAACAAGTGAGAAAGAGAATCCCAAAGATGCCCCCGTAGAAGATACGGGGTTCAGTGCCGATGAGGGGGAGCCTCTTGATCTCGGTGCCGACTTGGGATTAGAATTACCAGGTGAAACAGAGACTGTTACGCAAGAAACAGGGGAAGAAATAACCACAGAAGGGGAAAGTATATTACCCACCCCGGCAGAATTAACCAGTGAAGTAGATTTCACAGACAACACGGAATTTTAAAAAATTTAAACAAATCAACCCGTTTATATAGGAGATTTAAAATGGCAATTTCAAAAAATGACTGCATATTATTATTGACAGAACTGAAAGAAAATGGTGTAGACACAAAAGAAGCAGAAAGAGAATTATTAACATCCAGAGGTATTTCACTTAATGTACTTAATTTTATTAATAAAAATAGAAATCTGGACGTAGTTAATTTCTACGAAAAATTAAGAAAGAGTTATAATAATAAGCATTCTAAACTATATGGCAACATAATAAAAGAAGTGAATAATCCCCTAAAGGTTTTATCCACTTTATCATCACTGTCTCTACAGATATTATTATTTAGTAAAGATATAGAGGATAAGGAACTTTTTTTCAGACATGCTAGAGCAAAGGAAATTAATCTGGTATTAACTAAATACTTTACAGATTACGATTTATCAAACGCTCTAACATTGATGAAATTAATAAAAGCAGATCTAACAGCTTGTGAAGTAATTAATGAAAGAAGGCAGCTGAGTTAACTCTTTACCGCTCTTTCAATCCCCTACATATAACAATACATTAAAAAGTTAACATTTTGTAAATTTTTCAGAAAAATAATTACAACAAATTTAAAAATCATGCTAAAATTATTGATTAGGTATACAATCTTGTAATAACCTTTACATTTTAATGGGAGAATCCTGTATAATGATAGAGTCAATAAATGATAAACAACTTAATTTCTTAGATCTTACAGATGAAGAAAAAGAGAAGAGAGGCATACTCGGAAGATTATACGGCCCATGTGCAGATTTAATAAAAGATACCCGCAATGGACGTAAATATTCAGAAGAGTTATGGGAAAAAGTATTCAGCAATCCTCTCGTAAAAGAAATGATCGAGAACGGCGGCATACCCGGTGAATTAGATCACCCTGCTGATAGACTGGAAACCGATTCCCAGAAAATAGCAATAGTTATGCCGGAAGCACCTAAAAAAGATAAAAACGGTAAACTCATTGCATATTTCGATATAATAAATACACCTTGTGGTAAGATTGCATACGCACTTGCTAAATATGGATTTAAATTGGGTATAAGCTCACGAGGCGATGGTGAAACATTTGAAGATTATAGTGGACACGAATCAGTAGATCCGGACTCTTATGATTTTAAATGTTTCGATTTAGTTCTTTTACCTGCAGTAAAAGAAGCGCGTTTAAATCTTATAACAGAAGGTGTAAATCAAGAACACGGGGCGTTTAAAAAATATCTTACAGAAGCATTAGAAGACGCAACGATTGAGGATAAACAAATAATGCAAAAAACGCTCTCAGATTTAAACATTGATTATTCGACTATAAAGTCTGATAATAAAGGGGTAGAAGCACAAAACAGTGCAGCTGACGATGTCGGGGCCGAATTGTACGAAAGCCTTCAAGAATCACTTAAGAAAAACAAAGCCTTAGAAGAACAGTTGAGAGATCTTCAGGAAAAGTTATCAGTTTGCAATGCAAAGGAAACGAAAAGAGAAGAAGAAATTCAACGTTACAAACAAACGGTGGTTACACTGGGTACAAGTAGCAGGGCTGCCGAGGCTTTAAAAACAAAAGTGAAAACACTTATGGAACAGCTTCAACAAAAAGAAGCAGAACTAATCAAGAGCCAAAAACAATTGGGTGAAATCAGTCAATATAAAGAGAGACACGAAAGTGCATCTAAATTATTGAAAGAATCTTTAGAAAACAAAGATTCTAAAATAAAAATATTGAATGAGAAATACCTTAACGAAAAAAAGACGCTTGAGAAACAAATAGATTCATTAAAGGAATCTTTAGAGAATCTAAAAACCGATTCAGCAATTAAAAACAAGGAATTTGCTGATAAGTTAAAGAAAGCAAAGCAGTTAGTGGAGAAATATAAAACAACAGCCGAAAAAGCAATAAACAAATACATTGAATCTAAGGCAGTGGTTTTAGGTGTATCTATTAACGAAATTAAAAGCAGGTTAACTGAAAATTATTCTTTCGAAGATATTGATAGAGCCTGTGAAGATTTACAAAGATACAAGATAAATATAAGCAAGCTTCCCTTTGATATCAATGGAAGACAGCAAAGTCCTAGATTTAGAGTTACTGAGTCAGTAGAACCATTAACCAAGCTAAAAGGGTTCGACGATGAAGTTGATAAACAACTTATCGACTTGGCAAATCTATAATAAAGGAAATTAAATTTTTTATGGCAAAAACATTATTCGAAGCATATAAAGGCCGTATGCAGATAGCAGAAGGCGTTTATTCCAAAGCACACAATGGGGAAAACCTTCCTCAGTTTAAGAAAATTCTCGTAGCTAAGTGCTTGAGAAACGTAAACAGATTTCTTAACGAAGCCTTCGATAACTCTGTAGGTACGCAGCGTGCAGATATGGGGCTAAACTGAATGGTCCCGCGGGCAGTAATGTCCGAAGAACATCAGCTTCGAATAAATAAAACAATGTGAATTGCTGGAAACCCCTGCAAATTTAGCAGAATTTATAAGAGGGCAATCAGCAGCCAAGCCTCGAACAGAGGAAGGTTCAACGACTATCGAAAGTATACTTCAAGAGAAAACCTGAAGGAATAAATGAGTAGAGTACAGCCGAGTGGTTGGTAGTGTGATGATATTAGTTACATATAAAACCATTAAATGGAAGCGCATTGATACCTGTAAGAGATTATATTTTACAGGCATAAGATATAGTCTGATCTTTTAAGTAATTAAAAGAAAATAACTGGAAACGAGTTATTTGCAAACACAAATGTTATAAGAAATTCTGCATGAACTTAACAAACGTTGTTATCCCTAACCTCATTTCGACTGATCTCGTAATCACTTACCCGATGAGCTCGATGAGTGGTTACATTACCTATTAATAAAATAGTAGCATATATTAGTGATAATATATGAAAACCGGGTGAATTGCTGGAAACCCAGTGTATTTTGCAACGGATACATTGACAATCAGCAGCCGAGTCGTAAAATTTTTACGAAAGGTTCAACGACTATCGAAAGTGTCTTCTGAAAGAAAAATTCAGCAGAATAAACGAGTAGAGTAGGGTCAGGCAAACCCCAAGTCCCTGGGATCTTATGAAGGTTAACACAACATAAGATTATGATATAGTCTGAGCTCTTAAGTGATTAAGAGATGTTAAATATTAGCCAATAAACAACGTTTTGTTGTTTATAAGATTTAACGATAACAAAAACTGTTACAATACGTTGCAGGTACGACAAAAGGCGAAACCAAGCGCGGTGATGTTTTCAACGATCCGTTCAGACTTGGTGACACACACGTTGATTATACTTCTGCAAAAGTAGTAGAAGAATTTACGGGTACCTCTGGTAAAGCTTCTTGGTTCCCTGTTTACACGGGCGAAGTAGTAGCTGCCAAGGCGAGAATCACTTCTATTACTACCGCAGCCGGTCAAGCTGTGGCAGTAGCTTCTGATGCTGTCGTCACTGTTGATGAAGATGGTCAATCCTTAACTTTCAGTAACGGTACAGGCACCTCAATCGGCGCTACTGATAAGGTTAAAGTTGCATATGTCTAAAAAATCTGGACCTGTATATATAGATTTATAATTTAATTGCCGAATACAACCTTAATTGTATTTTTAAAGTAAAAAGCATTTACTTAATTCTTTAAGGAGAATTTATAATATGAGTAAAGAACATAGAAAGTACTATACAAACGGAAAGCACGATATAAGACTTTTCGCCAATGAACCCATTCCCGAAGGCTACGCGCCGGGTCGGATGAAACTATACAAATCCACCGGGCAACGTTGGGTAAACAATGGTGTCACTGAATATCAAATAAAGAAGGGCGATTGTGTACCGAACGGCTTTGAATTGGGTAGATTGAAATTTAACACTGATACCGTCGAAAAACGCAAAGAATGTATGAAGCAAAAAGCTTATCATTATTACAACAACGGCAAAAAACAGTTGTTAATAGCCGAAGGTGATTTAATACCCACTGACTACATACGGGGCGGGTTGTCTTTTTCAAAACAACATCGTGAAAAGTTATCTAACGTACATAAGGGTAAAAAGCATTCACCCGAAACGCGCGAAAAAATATCAAAACACTCCAACAACAACCGCAAAAAGGCGCGTGCCACTAATTTTATTAAATATGGCTGCGAATATGTGAGTCAAGTACCTCAAATACGCGAGAAAGCAATAGAAACAAAGCGTAAAAACGGCACACTTAATGCTTCCAAACCTGAAAACATTTATTTGAAGTATTTACAATGCGTCTTTGGAAAAACGGATGTCGTCAGAAATTATAAAGACGAGCGCTACCCGTTCTATTGTGATTTTTACATTAAATCGCAGGATCTCTTTATTGAACTCAACCTTCATTGGACGCATGGTGGTATATTGTTTGATACATCTGATAATCGTTGCATACAACAATTACAAGAGTGGGAAGAGCGCGCAATTAATTCACAATTCTATCGAAACGCAATAGAAACGTGGACTAAAAGAGACGTTGAAAAAATAACAACAGCACGTAAAAATAATTTACATTACATAGTACTTTATAAATTATAAATTAAAAATATACAGCAAACCACGTGAATTGCTGGAAAACCTCGTTATTAAGGTGTAACGAGATAATCGGCAGCCAAGCCGTAAAAATTTACGGAAGGTTCAACGACTATCGAACAGTTAGTACGAAAGAAATATTCGTATGAGAACTCAGTAGAGTAGGATTCAAGTGAATCCGAAGTGCGTGGATTCCATTAAAGGATAAAACAATAATGGAATATGATATAGTCTGAACTATCTGGTGACGGATAGAAAATAATTGGAAACGAATTATTTGAAACATAATTGATGACAACACCTTAATCCCGCAAAATGATCTTCCTATTCTTAACGCACAAATGAAGGCAATGCCTTTAGTAGCAAAAGCAAGAAGAATTGCTATTTACTATTCTCAAATGGCGGCTTTTGAGGCAAAGACTGATTACGGTTTTGATCTCGGTGCTCAACTTGCTGAAAAAGCTGTTGGCGAACTCATGTATAAACATTTTGTACCCTTAGCAGCGTAAGCTGTTATGGAAAACCGCGTGAACTCATGGAAAACCTCATAGAAAGTAGTGTCGTCTATGTGGCAATCATGATCTAAGATTTAATCGTTCATAAATATGACAGGATACATTTATAAAATAACTAACAAAATAAATAATAAAATATACGTAGGCATGACTTCTAACGTAAACAACCGATGGAAATACGGACATTTACGTAATGCCACAAAATTAATTGCAGGCGAGAATATTGGTTATAAATCACTTCTCTACGACGCAATGAAAAAGTATGGTACAGATAACTTCGAAATAGAACTCATCGAGGAATGTCCGGTAGAGCTAATGGGCGAAAGAGAAGAGTATTGGATAGAGAAGTTAAAAGCGCGTGATTCTGCAATTGGTTATAATATATGCAGAGGTGGGAGCAGAGGTCCGGGCGGACCAATGTTTAAGGGTCACCAACACACACCCGAACCACGCGCTGCAATGAGTACAGAACGTACCGGAAGTAAAAATGCTAATTACGGTAATCGGTGGCAACAATCGGATGAATTAAAAGAGTTGCATCGAAAATTATCTACAGGCGAAAACAATGGAATGTATGGAAAAAACCATTCCGAAGAATCTAAAAAGAAAAATAGTTTGTCTCATATGGGTAGAAGACGTATGAGTAGTGTTAGTTTATATCCTAAATTCAAATTGATCCCACAAAAAGATATTGAAGAATATCAATCCAGGGGATGGTTTTTATTAAACAACGATTAAGTAAAGAGCAACGACTATCGAACGGTTAACGTAAGAGAAACACTTACGCGAGAACCCAGTAGAGTACACCTCAAGTGGGGTGGAAGTGCGCGGAACCCTGAAAAGGTTAACACAATTCAGGGTTATGATATAGTCTCATCTATAGCGAATAAATAAGCTATAGAAAATAACTGGAAACGAGTTATTTGTAAGAAAAATGGAAATTGACACGGAAGTTACCGATCTTCTTATTGCAAACGCTGTTGAAGATAATAGGCTCGAGTTCAACAAAACCCTTCCTGTCGGCGTATCGAAAGCAGAACACTATTACAAGTTAGTAGCATAAATCAGTGATGATTTATGAAAACCACGTGAACTCATGGAAAACCTTGCAGAATTACAGAGAGTCTGTATGGCAATCATGATCCAAGCTTCTCAAAAAGAAGAAGGAGCAACGACTATCGAAAGTATATCACAGAAGAAAGGTCTGTGAAAAT